CGCTTTACAATTGGGCGAAGTCCGGCGGTTTTGCGTGCGTTACTGAATACCTTCACACCTATAAACTCGACGAGGAGTTCAACCCGTCGGTAAAGTTCTCGCGGCGCGCCATTTCGGTAGAAAAGAAGTCGCGCGGTTTTGCGGGCGCGTCGGGTGGGGGTGCTTCGGCTTCGACGCCAAATAGCCATTGAATTAGTCTTCGCATCATAAGTCGAAAAACCCTTTAGAAGTAGTGATCGGCGCAAAGGCGATCATAACACCGTCGGCAAGGTTTGGCGACTTCGTGCCTTCGGGCGTTTTGTTTATCATCATTTTGCCGTGTTTACTTTTGACGTAGGTTGGTTGTGATAGTTGTCCGATTAGTTGGTTTAGCTCAGGGCACGCACTGCTAAGCGATATTATTTCGCTCGGGTCGAAGGGTAGCCCCTCGACGACTGCCCTGTACGTATTCTGAAACAATACCCGCAAGCCCCACCAGGCGAACGCTTTTTCGTTCTCGAAGAAATCCTCGTTAGTACGCCCCTCGACAAGTGAGCCTGCCGGATCGCTAACCGCAGCACTACCGCGAAAGGCTGTCACTTCAATTTCTTTTTGCCCGCGCTTCTCGCGGTCTTCGTTTATCTTGCGCGCGTCGCCACGTACGCCAGCGCCGAGGCCGTCGGCATCGTAACGAAAGCCGCTGTAACCGTGAATATCACAAAGGTCGAAAGTGTGCTCTACCGTCCCGTAGATGTCGTCGCCCTTTCCGCTCCACGACTCGATGAACTCAACGAGAAGCCCGTGCGTACCGATAAACGCATTCAGGTCGCGCCCTTCGTCGGCAACGTCTAAGTTACCTTGACGATGGCCGGTAGGCTTAACGCCGAGTTTTATGTGTGCGTCGATTGCCGCACGCACCCATGCGCCGGGGATGACGATACCCTCTGCCGCTGCGTTATAGTTGCGGTCCACTTCTTGCGCGAGAGTTACTGCGTCGAGGTTGTGCTGCTGTTTGGCGTACCACGCATCGTCCTTTCGGGGGTCGTCACGCCAGTCGAACACAAAGACGCTAATTTTTCCGCCGTGGCGTTTCTCGGCAAAGGGGTTGCCCATGCCTGCGACGGATGACATGTCAATGCGACAATTTGTGGTAGCCGATAGCGATGCGTCAATGAGATGGGGGCGCTCAAGGTGCGCCGCTTCGTCAACGAAAAATAAGCTAGTGCGGTCGCCCCGTCCGATATTGTCGCCCGCTTCGCCCGTCATCGCTGAGGCTGTGCCGGGGAAGTTAATACGCATGTAGGGCGCGTGCTTCTTTTGATCCCAGCCGTTACGGAATTCGCGTGGCAGCATACCGATGAACTGTCGCGCTTTATAAAATAGCGCCTTTGGGCTGCCGTGTTTATCGACGTACTCCTCTTTGCGGGAACCGAAGCCAATCACGACGTTATTGTTAAACATGCAGATCGACGCGGATAACCCGATCGCCAACCAGCTTATGCCGACGTCACGACTTTTTTCGGTGATGCCTGGCTCTTTAGCCTTCCAACGATCGAGCACCCATTCGCACCACTCGCGCTGTTTAGGAAATAGGATAAAAGGCATCGCGGCAGGTATGGGGGTGCCTACGTTTCGGGGGTCGAACGTCATACCCCAATCTTCGATGAAGTCTATCGGGTTGTCGCGGTAGTACGTATAGAGCGCAGGCAATAGGCTGACATCCTCGCGGATTCGACGCATACGCTCTGCGCGCCATTCAAAAACTTGAATGTAGTCGGGGTTTCTAAAATCTATCGGGAAAGGTAGCGGCATCCCGCCATTATAGACGGGACGACGCGCGCGTCAAGACTCAGCACCTGCGCGATTAAAGCGAGGCACTGGGGGTGCGGGTGGGAAGTTATCGCGCCGACGAACAATAGCCCGTAGGATGTCAAGTTCTTGCGCCATTAAAAATATAGGGTGCGGCGGGTCGAAATTTCCATCTACGGGCATCGCATCATAGTCCGCTATGATCTGTTTAACATCTACGCGCATTAACGGCGCCGGCGTCTTCAAGGCATCCCGTAGCATCGTCAAGGCTGCAAAAGGTGCGCCGTCTTCTAGGCATTTAATCGCTGACTCTATTCCATCTTTCATTTGCTCAATTCCCCTATCTGTTGTGCCCAACGCTGTAGTGCTTTGAGCTGTTCGGCTTGGCTAACACAAATACGATTGTTTGCGGCGATGTGTTCTATCGCCTGCGCGTCGTCAACCGCGCCCGACGTCATGAGCGCTAAAACTTCAGGGCTGACTAGCAACTCGGGTGGGGCTTTCGGCATTTCGCACCGGCTGTAGGCTGGCGTTGTAGATGCGCACCCACTCAGCATTAAGGACGCAACGATCGACAACCCGATCACGATACTTAATAACTTCTTTTGTAACTTCACGATCCACATATTTTATCTCCGTTTTGACTTCTTGATATTGGACTAGAACTTTTTCTTCAACTTTCGCCACTTCAACCTTTTGCTCTATAGTTTTCTGAGCGGAAGCGGTCGTATTTTCTGCGGCGACTTTATCCTCGATAGCTGACTCCCACTGATAAAAGCCGTAAAGGATACCCGCGAGAATAGCAAGAAACATTACGCCTAAAGCTTTATAGATCATGTCGGTACCTCCGTGAGTGCCCACGCCTTGGCGATTGCCTCTTTAGCGGGGCGGCCTTCCCACAGTAACAATTCGGCATGGCGGCGGCGGACTAAACCTAACATGGGCTTTCCTGCGTTTCGAATCCATCGCGCAAACTGACAGCCTGCGGCTACGTAGTTGCCTTCGTTCAGCATACTAAGAAGGGTTGAGTCTCTGAACGCCTGCGCGCCGATATTGAACACGAAGCACACGAGCGCGTCGTATTGCCCTTGAGTGAGCGGCACGCGCACAAAACGATTTACGGGCATTTCACCCTTGACGACGAGGTCTTCTTCGAAAACGTCATCGGCTTCTCGTTGCGTCCATCGTAAGCCCCTAACGACCTCCGGCCCCGTATGCCCGTAGCCTATCGTCCACGGGTGCCCATCTTTGCTGCCGGGGTCTGGATAGGCTTCGAGCTTGCACGACTCAAAACTGCGGAGCACAAGCACCGCATTAACTGAACTGTTCATCCTCAAAGCTCCCGGTCTGGATTATCGTCATCGTCAAAAGTTACTAGAAGTACTGCCCCTATCACGAGGATGGCGAGCATAACCCCTAATCCTATAATTATTTCCGCTACGGAATGGTTCATATGCCCACCGCCTTCCGGTATGCGACTTGGCGCGTTTCTGACCCTTCAGGTTGTAATATTTCCCATTCGCCGTTTACGGTTTGCCCGGTGCCCTTTGATCCGTCGTCGAAAATAACTTCGCACCATACGCTAAAAGTTCCGTGCATCCGGCTAGTGCAATCTTCAACCGGCATACCCTGCGAAACATGAGTGAAGCCGTCCGGCGCCGTTTCGGCGTTCACTGAAACAAAAATTATCGCTAGCACTAACACCGCAAAAATCGTAACGCCTATGAATACTAATTGGTCCATCGCAAAGCCCTCTCGTTAATGTGAGCGCCGACAATAGCATGCAGTGACGGACGCATCAACGCATTAATGCTTGATATTGTGCGGCGGCTTCGACGGGGTCTACCGCGTTGATCGTAACCGACACGCCGCTTGGCAATTCGAGCTTAGTGGCTTTGGGGGCGTCAAGCCCGTCGAGTTCCGCCAGGGCTTTCATCGCGGCAATTTGGTTTTGCATTTTGATCGTGATGCCGTGCTCTTTTTGCGTAACTTCCTGTAAGGCAATGAGTGAGTCTTCGGGTACGTCGTCAAAGCCTTCAATCTCAACGAACGAACGATAAAGCGGCTCGCCTTCATCATTGTACCCAATGCACTCTTTACGCACTCGTGCTATGTCGGTGAGGTTGCCGCGAGCGATGGACGTCAGCCGCGCCCGCATTTCCGCACGGCTCATGACCATAGGGTTGATGTCGTCGGCGTTAAGCGAACGACGGTACGCAAGGACATTTCCATCGTTTAACAGCTTGCAGGCGGCTGTAGCCACTGCCGCTTTCGTCTGACAGGTTCCGCCAGCGTCTACATACGCTTGGCTTGGCGATTTTCCAGCCTCTACGCCTGTCACAATGCGTTGCTGTAGCGGCGTGAGTATTTCCCAAAGTCTTTCTTGTTCAGGTGTCATAGTTTTAGTACCCCTTAGTGCTTACACGCTGAGCACACTATAGCATTCCCTTTCATACACTAGACATACGCGTAACGTACACTAAATCTATAGTGTGCTCTAAGTCTTTGATTCTATTGTATTAACTACTATTTACACTATATACACTATATAAATTAATAAATAATAGGGGAAGAAGGTAAAAAAGGTGTAGAAGCGCTACGGGGTAAAATACGGACGTAGAAAATCCCGCCGCAAAAATCCAGCCGTTCTATAGTGTATCTAGTGTTTATAGTGTAAATCGACGTAAGTGCTTGAAAGGTAAGGGTTTTATTTACACCAAACCGGCGAGCGGCTTTTAGTGTGTTAAGTGTAAACCCCTAAAACGACAAAAGAGCCCGAAGGCTCTTTCTGTGTGACGTTGAAACGATACTAATATATATATATATGCCCTTTAGCGTCAACCAATACGACCGAAATAATATCGTAAGGACTGAACGCGCTAGACTGTATCGCGTCCGATACGGTAGAGGCGGACACCACACGAGAATGCGCCACCCCGTGAACAAAAGCTGTCACTAACCACTTCACAACTTCACCCCCAATAGGGCACGAAGGCTAGGCGTCGCGGGCACTACAAACATAAAACCGTCAATGGTGCGGCGCCCTACCGCCGCCATCGGCCCGTGACTACCAAGCGCCACGTAATGCGATTTGGTATCAAAGCTCACAGGTTCGATGTACGTACCGACGCGAATAGTTCGACATGCCTTATCGCGTACTAAAACTTTATAACCCATACATGGGGCGCAATAATTTGTGACGAAGCCACTCATAGATCAAGCTCCTTAGTATCCGCACGGCACTCAAGGTTAAACGTCACCATGCTGCGCTTACGGGCGAGACTTTGCGACATGTAGTCTTTGCCTTCTATCTTCGCACGCTCACACTCTGCAAGCGTACCGAAGGTAGGCGAGAGATGCCGCTCAGTGCAAGCACTCGGCCCTGTGCATAAAGTTAAAATGAGTACATAGATCATACGAGTCCTGCCAAGCGCTCTAGCTCCGCGCAACGAGTTATGTCCGACATGGCTGTTTCGTTGCTCTCATAAAAGCGCACGGGCGACACGCGAATAGGCGATGATTCTTTGTAAATCATCATGGCTGCGAATTCTGTATTTGTCTCTTTTTCAAGTGCCTTACCTTCCGCCCCCGCCAAAGTAACAACCCAACCAGCACGGCAATGCGTAGTTTCGCACGTATGCCAAGAGTCCATGCGCAACTCGCAACCTTCTGCGTTGATCGCCCCTAACACTTTTGTGTGGATGTTCTCTATTTTAGGGATAACCAATTTAGGGATAACCAATAAACCGCTATTGCCTTTTACGCCCAAGCAGTCCGAGCAGCGCGAGCAGTCCGAGCAGTCCGAGCAGTCCGAGCAGCGCGAGCAGTCCGAGCAGTCCGAGCAGTCCGAGCAGCCCGAGCAGTGCGAGCAGTCCGAGCAGTCAGAGCCGTCAGAGCAGTCACAGCAGTCATAGCCGTCAGTACCGTCCGAGTCGTCGAGTGCTTCGGAAGACTCAAAATTAGCAAATGGGTGCGA